GGCAAGTCCAATACAGTAGTACCAGCAATAGCTGGTTCTTGTAATGTAACGCTACCCGATGTTGAGCCTACTAATACGATACTCATAATGATTTCCTCGCAAATTCGCCATGAAAGCGTTGTTCTGCTAATTTTCTTACTATTTTAGCAGTTTCAAGTGATTTAAAAGTACCAGCAACATAAGTTTTACCATTTAAATCAATCTTAACTTGCCAGTTTTTACGCATACGATATACACCTTTTGCACCGCTTGTATTATCTGAGCGAATTTTGGTATTTCTCATGTTTTCGGCATGGGATGACAAACGCAAGTTAGACGGGTCGTTATTGGTAGGATTGCCATCTTTATGCTCAATAGTTGCTAATTCCCAAACGCCTGTACGCAAGAACCAAATTACATTGGATTCTAGGTGGCTAGACACCTTGCCATTTACGCTTAATGCACACATACGATGACCGCCATTCTTTTTGGTATATAACCCTACCAAATCGCCAATTTGACCTTTGTGGGGCTTTTTTGACCAACGCAGACGGCTATCATCATCAACATACAATGATGTTTTCATTTTTTCTAGCACTTCTGTTGGCGGTACTTTTTTTAATACATTTTTCATAGAATTACCCAACGCTGTCCTGACCCGACTGTAACCACAGCACCCGAATTGATTTGTATTGGGCCTACGCTCATTGCGTTTTTGCCTGTAGTGAGTGTATAGGATGTGGTTACGATTAGGCTGTTTTCTTGAAACACCTCATCTCCACCACCGCCTGTAGCACCACCGCCTAATTGACCCCATGCACCGCCTTGATAGCCTTCAAACTGTGAAGTCGTGGTGTTATAACGAATCTCTCCATTTACGGGGCTTACGGGGCGTTCTGCTGTAGTTCCTTTTGGAATCAGCATAAACCCTGTGCCACCAAATGTGGGGTTTACAAATGCGGTTGTAAATTGCGTGTATTCGATAGCATCGCCAGCCACAGAGCCAGCTACTAAATTAACAATCTTGTTAGTATTTAGGTCTAAGTTCCCTGTCATTGGGGTTTGACCATCTGCCGCTACCGAATCAGTAAGGGCGGCAGCCAAATCGTTCATGGTGTTATTAGCCCATGAGCTAGATATAGTTGTGCCTGTAACTACGGGATTACCCGCAGGTAGTGAATATACGCCTGACCCGTTTCTACTCATTTTTGCTCCTCATTAGCTCCAGCCTTGATAGCACCTTGCATCATTAACATTCTAGCTAGGTTGCGTGTTTCAGGACTTAAATTTTGCATTTGTTGTTTCGTTAAACCTTTTTGTACTGGCTGAGATAATGCAGCAGCTCTTAAAGTTGGTCTTGCCAATAAAGTAGCAAAGCCTAATGGTGTTGCAGCTTCACCGCCAGCAAAATAAGCACCACCGCTAGTCAACGCAGCTCCACCTACATCTAAAGGGCTAATTTGGGGAATACTGCCCATTCTTTCGGTAGTTTGTGCGGCAGTTGGGAAAGCCTGTGCAAACTGACCTGCTTGCTTTAGTTCACCTGATAATGGCTTGCCTTTAGCTAATTGAGCAGCTAATTTCTTGGCATCAATCGAGCCAGTAGTTTGATTTAGGGCGTTTTCTACAGAATAAGTCTTGGCAATTAATTGCCGAGCATCTTTAAACTTTTGCAACAAATCAGTTTGTTTAGTATTGGCAAGATAGTTTTCAATCGTGTTTTCAAGCACTTGACTGGCTTCTTTGTTGGCCTTACCTAATGCTTTATCGCCTGTTCTGTAGGCTATGTCTGCGTCATTACGCAATACATTAATTTTAGAAATGGCAGAATTTACATCAAAACTAGGCGAGCGTAACGAATCAATCGTTTCAATAATTGGGTTTGCTTTGCCCGTTGGAAACTGAGCTTCTGCTATTTTTGCATCTTTGTAAACTTTAATATCGTCTAACGCTTGATTGAACTTAGGGCTAGTTTTAATTGTTCCTGTAGCACCTAAATTTTCATAGGCTTTGCCAGCCTGTGTTCTGATATTTGTAAGAACATCAGGCGTAATAACAACATCGTCAGGCAATCCTAAAGACCTTGCGGCTAATTGATTGGTAACTTGTTGGTTCTTAAAACTGGCGTTTTGGGCAGTAGAAATCTTACCTGCCGTGCCTTCTAAAAACCTATTAATTAATGATGGTTTAACTTGGGTTGGCGGTATTACATATCCTGCTTGTTGTGCTTCCCTTGCAGCTTGCATAGTGCCTTGTGATGGGGATGTGCCACGCAAGAAGTTACCAACAGCACGAATACCTTTTTCAATTGTTGGGGTAGCACCACCAAAAACTGTGCCATAAACACCAGCTTGTTCACGATTCTGTTGGTCAGGGGTTAATCCATAACCCAAAGTTCCACCGATAGCTGCCTGTTGTCCTGTAGCCCGTGCAAAACTAGGTATTTGACCGATTGTTCTTGCAACTTGTGGCACATTACCAATCGCTGTTGCGGTCTTTTGTGCGGCAGTAAATGGCACTAAATACGAACCAACCTGTCCTACGGTTGCCGATACTGGGGCTACGCTTTTAGCACCCTCAGTCATTGCTTCGCCTACTTCAACCATGCGATTTCCAGCTTCAGGAAATGCTAATTGAGTTAAAGCACCAGCACCTTTAATAAGTTCGCCAGTACCACCAACAAGCATAGGGCCAACAACACCACTACGCCCGCCTGTTTGTGGGTTGCGTAAGCTATCTAAAAAACGCTCGTAAGCACCTGAAGGCTTATTGCCTTGAACACGCTCCCAATCACCCGTAGCTGGTTCAACAGTTACAGATGATTGTGTGGGTGCAGATATTCTTTCCCAGTCGCTCATTGTGTTTTTCTCTTTCTGTCAACACTACCATCAGGATTTACTCTGTAATCATAAATTCTTGGTTGATAAGGAATATTTAAAGCCCTTAACTTATTTTGCAAGTTACCGCCATCGTCTTTTGGTTTATTGTCAGGCAATTCTCTAGGCTTAACTTCTACAAACTCACGCAAGTTTTGTGGTACTGCTTTTTGTGCAGAACGGTAATTTGTTTTAATTACTTCAGCCGTAAACATTCTTTGGTTGTCATACAACTTATTAAGTGTGCTACGGTCTTTTAACAAAGCGTCAAACGATGTTGGGTCGCCAACAATTTTTTCCAAAATACTTAAGTCAGGGCCGTTCAATACACCTAAACGGTTAGCTTCTTTACCTTGTAACAAAGCATTGTTTAATGCTTGTTGAATTTCAGCACGAACATTTGGTTTTAACAAATCAGCACCTTGATACTTACCAAATATGTCTTGTAATGTGGTCAATGACTTTTGATAATTAATAGCACCGCTAACTTGTTTTTCAGATTCACCAGTCAACGGTTTTGCTTGGTCGGCAGTCCATTCTCTAGCTTGCCTACCAGTTAAACCTGCTGGTACTGGTGGTGCTTTAAATGGGTCATATTGTTGCGTAGAAGCAACAGTAGGTGCAGCAGTTGAGGTAACTGTAGGTTGACCTGAAGGTTGTCCTAAAGGTTGACCTTGAGGTGTAGTTACATTTTGATTGACAACATTACCTCTAAATTGAGGTGGAATACCAATGCCTTCATCAGCAAAACGAATCTGTGCTTCAGGACTAATAGCTGGTTTGCTAACTCCTAAAAATTGCATTGTTTCTCTAGGGTTAGAAGAACTGGAATCATAACGGTAATTTTCAGTATTACCAGTTTGAGGATTAAATTGAGAAATTTCTTTCCATTGTGGGCCTTCTAATAACTTCTTAGAAGCCATTTGCTGTAATACAGGGTTGTAAGCAGTTGAAGCATACAAATTGGCTGCAAATTGATTTGGTGCAACAGCAGGTGTAGCTTCTACTTTTTTGTACGGAGCTATAATTTCACCTTGCGGCCCAATCATATCGGGGGTTGTTTGCATTGTGAGCTTGTTATCAGGCCCATAAATACCACCCTCTACAGCAGGTGTTCCACGCTGTATTTTTAGGTAATTTTGCATTTCATCAGCATATTGCTGACGCAACTGTTTAGCCATTTCCAATGCTTGTATATCGCCTTTTTCTGCCAACCTCATGCCTGCAAAAGTTTGAGCTAAAGGTGCAGCGTATTGAAAAAAGCTAGGTGCAACATAACGCCCACTAACCATTTGCCCTTGTGGTTGCTGTTGGCCTTGTTGCATAAGCAACTGAGCCATTTGTTGTTGGCGATTTAATGCTTGTTGTTGCTGTAGGATTTCAGGTGGCAAATTACCACCAACATTAATCATCGGTAATTGTCCATTTGCCATAATTAATCCATACCTGTAGATGTTGTTGGTACAACTCCCTGACCGCCATAACCATACACATTGCCTGCACCATATTTATTCATAGCTGCTTGGGCATTAGCGTAAGGGTCAGATTTACCTTTTCTTAGCATCATTGCCATAGCCATAGGGTTCATACCGCCTTGTGCGGTTTGCCCTGCTTGTTGGGTCAATCCTTGAGCTTGTTGCATAGCCATATTTTGATTGGCTTGCTGTTGGGCAATGTTCTGATAATAAGGAGCTAACCCACCTAAATCTTGGGTTTGGGGCATCTGCATAATGTATGGGTTGTACATATTCATGGTATTAGTCCGTAATCTACGACTTTATAGCCGTCATCTAAGGTCTTAACTGCGTATGGGAATACTTGCTCTACTTCGTCAGCCATAACGCCTACATGAACGCCATGACCGCCAAATTCACGCTCTTTAAATTCATCTTTATATTCAAAGCTATACAAGGTTAAACCGTTGTTCATTACACCAATTGCCTTAATGTTTTCTTTAGTGCGTGGGTCAGAAAAAGCCATAATGCCTGCCCCGCCTAAACCAAATAACCCCTGATTAAGGTTGGCTTGTGCGGCTTGTTTAGCATTAAAGTCACCCATTGCAGCGTTGTATTGCATACCAGCAGCACCCAATAAATCAGGGCCAGCAGTTGTAGCTTGTTGTGCAGAATTAACAAATTGTGGGCCTTGCACTTGAGCACCTGTACGCACCGCAGATAGAGTATTTAATGGCTCGTTTCTAAGGTAGGCTTGCTCTTGCAATGCAGATTGGCGAGCTTGCTGACCAACACCAAAACCTTGTGTGGTAGCAGCAGCTAACAAGTCATTTTCTCGTTGTGCTTGTTGCATCATTGCACGGTCATAGGCTTCTGAGCCAATATCAATACCTTGATTAGCCAATCGTTGCTGTAATTGCTCACGACCTTGTTGTAATTGTGGGGCAAGCCGTTGCATATAGGCTTCTTGGTATGTTTGGCTAGGATTAAACCCTGTGCTTGGTAATTGGCTTGTGTCAAACGGGGTTGCCAACATATTCTCGACATAACCCAAGCCTTGACCTGCTAATCGACCTAAACCAATACTGGCTTGGTTTTGATAGTCTAAAAGTTGCTGTTGAGCAGGGCTTAAAGTTTGGGTAGCAGTCCAAGTAGGATTGCCATATGGGTCTTCGCCTGTAATTGCATAGGTCAAGTTGCCATAAGGCGTAATTTGATTGACACGGTTAGCCGCAGTCGCTTGACGAGCCGCTTCTAAGTTACCTTGTGCTGTTTGCTGTGCTGCTGCCGCATAATTAGGAGCAGCAGGGGCACTCGGAGCAGGCCCTAATCCTAAAAATCCACCACCACCCATACTATTCTCCTTTGTTTAAGGAGCATCGGATGTTAAGAAACCGACACTCCTCTTTTCTCATAGCCATAATTACCAAATCCCCTTCCATGTGGGCATCAGGTATTTCAGCTACAACCTTAAAGCCCAAATGTCGGTTTAACTTTAGGGCATCCGTGTTATTAGCACAGATTTGCCCTAGTATAACGCTAAGTCCAAGTTTATTAAAGGGGTAATCAAATGCCGCCCATAATAAATCCCTACTCATCCAGTTCGTTTCAGCCAATGAGCCAATGTGCATTTCGCAGGCTTTTGGCATGAAATTACAGTACCCAACCACAGCTACCAAATTACCATCTTGCAACTGACCAATACATTGGGTGGTTTCAGGTAGGGGAAAGTTAAGCACTCTAACCAGCCATTCCCCCAAATATCGCTGATTTTCAGTAGTAACAGTCCTCACAATACCCCGCCACGCTCCATTACATAATCGGTTGATGCCCAATGAAACTCAATACCTTGCGATGCCACATTCAGGCTAACTGAGCCTGCGTAGCCAATTCCTGTCACGCCTTGCCATGTCTTTGTAGTGACTAAACCACCGCCCCAATTGGCGTTATCCCATGTATCTAAATCCCATTCGCCAGTTTGCAGGATGGCGGGGTTAAAGGATATTTGGCTAGTCAGTTCTACCGTGTCAAAATCGGTGCTTAGACCGCATAAAACTGTCGGTAAGCCGTTATCGGTCTGTAGGATAGGGCGTACCATTGTGAAGCGTTTTTGTTGCCCCCTGCTCTCAAAATACGAATAGGCTTGCTGTACAAATCCCTTAATGTTTGTGCCTGCATCGGCAAAAGTGTCGTAAAACTTGCCTACAAAGCCTGTAGCCCCAAAATACATATCATCGCCTTGCAATTCCCAACAATTAGCGTTGAGATTGGTAAACCTAGACCATGACTTTGTAATGTTGTGCATTACATATTGCTCAGAACCCCCTGTTACGGGGATATTGACAATAAGCATATTGACTTTAGCAAAGTAATTCATCTGCCAACCGTAATTAGTGGCGTACAAGTCGGCAGCTTGGCTAATAGCGTAGAAAATTTTGTCGGTAATGTTGACACGGGGGTCTAAACGGGTGGATTGCAAGCCTGCTGATAAGGGTACAAGCCCATCTTCGGTCAAAAGTAGGATGTCACCACCAAATTTAAAGACGCATTTACGGGCAAAAGTCTGTCCAATAGCCCAAATACCTACCAAAGACCAATCATTCGGGTCGGATGGGTCAGAACCTTTGTAAACAGCAACTTCACCGTTACTTGTAACGAACACAGCTAGGTCATCAACGCCATAACCAGCGTCAATAGTCCAAGTTCCCATCGCTTGTAGGTATCCACCCTTCTTAAATATGCCCCCAAGCGGAAATTCGGTGACTGCACCGTTAATACTGTCAACAGGCAAGTACCAAAAGCTCAAACTGTTCTTTTCTACAAAGTAAAGACGCTCTTTAAACAGGTTTATGTAGGCAAATTCAGTAGAATTTAGCCCTGTAATGTAGTAATTAATGGTGTAAGTGCCTACCGTTGTGGCATCGCCCGCAGGTGCGGTAGCCATTGTGTAGGTAAATGTCGTTGCACCTGTTACGGTAATGCGATAAGTGCCATTAAATTCGGCTGGAATTGCCCCTGCAACGGTAACTGTATTGCCTGTTACTAATCCATGAGCTACAGAAGTCGTAAGAGTAGCCGTTAAATTGCCTGTGCCACCCCTAGTAATGGTAGAAATGGTCTGTGCGGTGCTTGTTGTGGCACTTCTTGACCACCTTGTACCATCATAAACGACCATTGGGTCAATTCCGTTGACAGCAGGCATAAAAGAACCGCCCGCAGTCGTAATCATGGAATGAATCCACTTACCATCGGTGTTGCCTGTCAGGCTTGCAGTAGCTGTAGAAGTGCTTGCATCGTAAATAGTTGTTGAATTTGCAGCGAACAGCTTACTACCTGTTGGGCTACTGTAATTCATAAGGGATAAAACTTGCCCAGTAATACCTGTAGATACTTTGGTGTAGCCTTTTCTAAGCGTTACATCCGTAGGTGTAGGAAAGAAGTTGACCATCTGAACCGCATCTAACGGGTTCATTTCTGCAAGCGAATCCCTTGCGTTCCAACCGCCAATAGGGGCTGGCAAGGAAGCTGTAACTGCCCGTCTTTGTTGAGCTACCGCCATGTTTAAGTTCCGTAGCCAGTATCGGGAATGTTAGCGTAACCAATAAGCACCTTCGTTGGGTATGGTGCAAATGACAGGTTAGCAGAGCCTTTATCGTTGGCTTTAGCTACATTCAGATAGCGGAAATAGTCTTGTTGCAATGCAGTAGTGTCAAATCCTTTGATTTGGAAATATTTAAGTTTTGTACCTAAAACCATAACCGTATCGTCAAATATGGTTGTGTCAGTATCAGCCGTAAAGCTGTTCTTTACTTGGTCGGTAGCACTTCTAGCCCAACCTTTTGAGCGGTATTCAAAACCTAAATACTCTTGTGTGTTGTATGGTGGCCAAATTTGAAACTTATTGCCTAGAATACGCCAAC